CCGCCTGCTCGGCGTTAAGTTCAACGCCTGACTCGCCAAAACTATCAAGCTCGATGATCGGCACTTCCGGTTCCTCGTTTCCGAGGAGTTCTTGGCTTTGCTTCTTTACGTCTCTGAGTTGATCGAGGTAACCCGAGACGTTCTTCCTGCTTTTCGCCAACGTGGACAGCTTGTTTTCAAACCCACGCGCCACCATGTCCATCGCCGCTTCGGTAAGTGCTTTGTTTACCTCTTCCGGGGTGTTCAAATTGCCAATCGTTCTGGCATACATGGCAACATCCTGGTCAGTCAAAACGCCAACCTCGTTAAACACACCACGCGCCAATCCGGGGATGATCTTGGTGATCTGTGCTTTGATCAATAATGCTTTATCGTCAAAACCCAGCCCGGATTTAAACTGCCGCCAAAACCCAACCATCGGGCCGGTTTCTTCATTTTCCAAAAGTTTCGACAATTCGCTCAACCGTTCAGTCGTAAACTTGTATTTATCCAGACTCTCCGACTCGCTTTGACTTGGCGCGTCACCCCAGACATAAGATGCTTCGACAATCTTCTCACTGTCTTTCGTTGCTGTCGCTTTATCGAAATAATCATTTCGGGCGATGATGTACCTCTCCCGTACCCCCGGAGAAAGTTCACTTGGTTTAGAACCGAAGAACTGCGACATACCTCCACCACCGTATTTCGATTCGGCTTCTCGTTGTTTACGCTTAATCGTCCGACTGTAGTTGTCCTCGTCCATCTGGTTGGTGTTATCAACCATCTCGCCGGTTTTCGGATCTTCGATCTGTGGGCGCGGCATTCCCGGGTTGTTCTGATCCCAGGTCACGCCAATGTTGAGGATTGTACGTTCATGCGATTTGAAGACCGGGTAGCCTTCTTTATCCTCGAACTCTTTCGAGAACGCTTCGTATCGCTTCCAGGTAACCGGATCTCGACTGATGTTTGGCTCAACCGATGACTTTAAGCTCGAATAGTGTTCCCGACCTTCGGGAGTAGAAAAATCGATTTCCCCGGAAGCGAGAGCGGCGGGAAGATAATCAACGAACTTGTCGAATGTGCTTTCCGATGCCAACTCGTTGTCCAGTGCTTTCTTCCGCTGCGTCTGCTCGAACTGAAACTGCGTTTTAAGCATGTCCAGTCGCTTGCCCGCCATCGCGTTGTTGACGGCACTGTTCCAGATGTTCTGGCCCGCTCTTACTCCACTTGCAAATGCTGATCCTGCGCTCATATTCTATTCCTCATGGGCCAAGTAAACTGTCCGTAATCTTTCCGGTCGCCACGCCGGTTGCCATGCCCAGTAACTGCGCCCCGATGGGTTGCTGTTGGGCCGCATAATTCATTTGGGTGTTGTAGGCATTCATCGCCCACTGTTGTCCTTGCGCCCCAGCGTTGGGGTTCACACCGATACCCGCCTGGATTCCCATTGGGTTAAACGGACTGGCACCGGCCTGCGCCCCGCTGATCTGCCCGAACTGGGCGACCGGCGTTGTGCCGCTCAGGAAACTGGCGGCATTCGCCAGGCGTTGTTGGCGCATTCGGAACCCGGCATCACCAAGCGACATCGCCTCAGCGGCTGCCGGTGCGCTCCCGTAAATGTTTCCTCGGGCGGACTGAGCGGCTCGCTCCTGCTGGGTGACCTGTCGCGCCATGTCAGGCGACAACTCGGTTCCTCGGGCGAGATCCTCCTTCGCCGCTTCGCCCAGCATCTGACGCACCTCGTACCCGGTCGGGTCAGCGGCTTTCAGTTCCTCGATTCGCTGCTTGACGAAGTCTTTGCCGTACTTCTGCTGAACCTCCAGCATCGTCTTGGCCATGAAGTCGGCTGCCTCCCCCCCGAACTCCATGTCTTCCCGGGTAGCGTCCGCATCCGAATAGCCTTTGAAATCGTAGGTAACCTCACGCATTTTAGGTTTGCCCGTTTGTGGATCAAGTTGCTTGTTGCCTTTAGCGTCAAACGTGGGGACTTGCAACGTCACACTCTTTCCAAATCGAGCCGCATCAGCAACCATTTTCCGAATGCCCATCGTCTCGATGTCTGCCCACACTCCCGCTTCATTCGCCCCAGCGAGGTTTGGCGAGGCGGGTTTGTCTGTTCCGAACCATCCACCCATATTAAAGTTCCTCCTTCAGAAATAATTCCCGAACCATTAAACTTACTTTTCTCATGTGATTATATCCTCCCGTTAAGTATGCAACTAATATAAAAATATCTGCCGTTTGCTCGCAAATTACGAACGCATGTAACTCTTTCGCTTTATCCCCGGATTTCTTCCACTCGTTGCTGTCGCGCCACGCATTTAAAACGGTCAAATGGTGTGGCAGTAATGCTGACGAGTTCGCGCAAAAAAAACTGTTTGCTGGTAATTCAAAAAGAAGTCTCTGCGCCAACTCGTAAGTGTTTTCATCTTTCCATGTGTCAATTTCGTCAAACAAGTCATCGATTAAACGAGTCGCTTGAATCCAAACCCACATGTAATCGTATGCATCTCTGTTACCCAGAGAAACCTCTTGAAGCACTGCATCAAGAATTTTGACATCTGGGTCGGGCGATTTCATTTTCACGACTCCACCCCCACACTGTTAAGAAACCCACCCGCATGGATGGATCTCAAAGCGAGGTATTTGCTGTCGGTTCCCGCCTCGGCGGATTGCTTAAAATTAAATTGTAACTCCCGGAACTCCGGGTACTGGGTCATCGAATAACGGAACCGCGTGATGGCCCCACTGCCAAGCGTCGATGGCAGCGTGAACGTCAGTCGTAACTCCCCCGAACCGGTGTCCAGTTCATCCGCCAAATTGTCACTCGACTCGTTGTCCAGTAACACGCCGATGTCGATCACCGCATCGCTCCGGTCAAACTCGAACTCAGCGAACTCCGCATCCTTCGATGTCATCTGTTCGCCAAACGTAAATGCCCGGGTGGTCGCCTCCCAACCGGTGTCCGCAAAAGCCGTTGTGGTCTTGTCCTGAAAATCTGTATCAACCAGGTTGATGTCCTCCACAAAATCGCGGAACTGAAGCGGGTTGCCGATCTTGTCCAGACTAATCAAAAACGGTTTGCCTCCGCTGAACTGCGTCACCGCATAGTCAACCGGGTTGATCGTGCTGGACTCCACCCCGGCAGCAATTGTTACCGCACCACGCCACACGCCCATCCACGATTGCGTGTTTGTGTTGTATACGATGGTGGTGTCGTTGGTTGTGCTTGCGCCAGTCGGAAAGCTGAGAATGTAACGTCCGTTCCACCAGATTGCTGTCGCTTTTTCGGCCTGCGCCCAGTTGATGGAGTCGATCACATCCTGGATCGGGTAGGAGATTATGCCCACATCAGATGCGACCATGTTCTCCTCCATCGTGCGTCTGATCGACCTCACACCTGTGCGACTTAAATAATATAAATCCTCGCCCACCTGGGCAATCGATCCATGACTCAAACAACCACTCGATGTTGAGATGGTGCGAATCTTGAACGTGCTTGCTGCCGGGATGGTCGGGCTTGCAGTCGCAGGCACCGGGTTGGTGTCGATGACATAGCAACTATTCTTGCAGAACACCACCACATTGAACCCAACCCAACTCGCCATGCCGGTGATCGGATCTCCGAGTCCGACTTTGAATACGTTGGCAGCCGGGAAGACGGTTGTGAACGCCGGGGTGATGACCGCGTTACCGTCACCCGCATGACTCACAACAATCGTTGGCAAACTGGTGTAACCTGTTCCCGCATTTGTGATAGTGACGGTTTTAATTACCCCCGCATCAACCGTATAGGTTCCCGCAAAACTTGATCCTCCTCCGCCGGTCGCACTGAGCGTTCCTGCCGAATAGGTTGCGCCTCCATCGGTGATGGTAAGCGAATCAACACCACCGCTCACACCCGGAAGAATGTCTGAAACATAGACCTGGTTGTCGCTTGGTTGAACTGCGAAAATCCTAAAACCGTTGTTAACTAAAAATTTGGAATTGGTCGGGCCATCGTGAACCTCAACAATTTCCCATGTGGCACCTGTCCATTTAATCTGTCCGACTCGGTTGTTTCCCGAGTGACTCGCGTAAAATAACTTGTCCGCCACTTGGCAGAAATCGACAAGATTTGTTGAACTGTTTACATAACCGGTTCCCAACCCGGAAACAGTCACTGTCCCACTAGAATCAATTCCGTAAACATTTGAGTTAACAAACGCAATCAATTGCTCTTTCGCGTCTGTATCGAAATAGGCGAGTCCTTGGGTGTTCGTAGAGGTTGCTGTTCCCAGCAAATTCGCAAACCGATGGAACCCGCGCCGGGATTTCAGGATGCCGTTCTTTTCGGTGTCCAGGTCTTTGAGAGATTCCGCCTGACTCTCGTTGAGGAGGTTCTCTCGGAAGTTGCTTATCTGCCCGCCAACGAAACTCGCTTGCCGGTCATATTGAACCGGGTCATCGAGTCCATCGTTATAGTAGACAGGCATGATTTAAAATCCGAAGTCATTTCGTGTGTAACCCATCCCATACACATCGGGGATCAGTCTGACTTCTTTCGCACTTTGGTTG